ATACAGAAAGGCCTTCCGCGAAACGTTTTGTTTTTGTCTCACTAACTTAAAACTTTCTAGATCCCTTATAGAAAGCTGATATAAGGGGGTATGCCTAGGAAAAGAAGAAAAGCTATTGCCTCTATAACTCCCGATATACCTTATCCGAAAGTCCGAGTGGAGTGGATCGATTGCGTGAGCGATTCGGGCTGGGCTACTGAAAAAGAGTTCGATAAAATGAAATTAGCCCGACCTGTTAATGAAGGCTGGTTATACTCTAAAGATAAAAAATCAATTAAGTTATTTGCTTCTTACGACAGAGAAGATGATGGTAGCTTTAGTTTTGGGGATCGGACGATGATTCCTCGTCAGTGGGTGAGGAAGATTCAGAAGTTGTAGTCTTATCTGGAGCAGCAATTAATGCCCAATCTTCTTCAGTTTGTTTAATCTCTCTATCTAGCTCCTCTTTGGTCATGTCCTCAAGTTTTCCAGTCTTAATTAAAGATCTATTGACATATAGTCCCTCAACTTGACCCCTAGATTTTTCAGCGTTGTGAGCAGCAGACATGTTACCTTTTTTAATAGCTAGTTCTTTAATTCTATCTAGTTGTGCGAGGTGATTTAATTTGGTTACTTTGTGTTTTTCTAGCATTTCCTCTTCTAAATGCTCAATGTATTTAACAACTGATGGATGTATTCTTGGGTTCGTAAGTTCATACCCACTTCTATTATTTCTATTAGAGCTGTATCCTGCCATTTTTGCAGCCTCTGACTTACTCAAAGCTTTACCTGTTTCAGGATCGCCGTATACAAGTAATTGTGCAAATCTCTTTTGCATGGATGTTAGTGATCTTTTTATTGCCATAATTGACAATTTAAGATAACTATCCTACATTGTCAATAATGAAAGATTATAGCACCAGTTCTTTGATGGATATTATTAAATTCAATAATACTCTGACTAAACGAGATAAGAATATGACCGTGGCTGAAATCTACGGTAAAGAAAGATTTTGTTACTTTTTATATTCTTTGATTAAAATGGAGCAACCAAACACAGTTTTAGAGCTGGGCACAGGTTTGGGCACATGCACGTTTTTGATGGCGCAAGCACTTAAAGAAAACAATAAAGGTAAAATCTGGACAGTAGATAATGGTGAGGAGTGGAATAAAAAAGATCATCTTGATGAGGTGTATGAAACACATAAAGATTTCTTTGATAGTTTTACAAAAAGATTTGACCTACAAAATTTTATACAGTTGGTGAGTGATTTTGATGTGCGAAAAAATATAGTTTTTAATCCAAATAAAAAGATAGATCTTTTGTTTTCTGATATAATTGATGCTGATGTGCTTGGCTGTATAAATATATTGAGAGGGTATCTACCTTTGATGAGCTCAAGATCTTCTATATTTATAGATAGAGCATCCACTATAAATCATACTTTTTTATTTCTAGAAAAAATAATTAATGATATTCAAATGAACAAAATAAATGGGTGTTTATTGAACGGTCTTCCAGAGGAAAGTAAAGATTTAATTTATAAACTTGTTGAAAAATCTAAGTTCACCTTGGTGCATTTAGTTGAAAATAATAATAATAAAAAACATAAAATACAGAACAGCACTGCTTGGATTAAAATAGAACCTTTAGATTGTGTTCATCAACAAGGTATACTCAATTTCATGGAGTAGTTGACAATTTAAAACACATATCCTATAGTGTCAAGTATGGAAAGAGGTTCAAATGATCTTGAAGAGATCATAAAGAGACTAGAGGAAAGAATAAAAGACTTGGAAGAAATAAACAAAAGGTTACGAAAGGAACTCAATCATGTTCGTGAAACATCTTCAAGAGTATCTTGATCAGTTTACAGACGGCAAGCGTGGTAATGCAGTTTCTAACGCCACTATCTACATGCAAGTGGGTGGACATCTGGAAGAGGTTAGAAGAATTGAAGTGCAAGAGTCAAATATAATTGGACAAAGCGCTGTTCGTGTTGTATTAAAACCTACGAGATCAAAGTTAATTATCGCGCCTAAGACCCCCGAATAGACGTCCCTAGTTATTTTGAAACCTGAGAAAAAATTATATGAAAAACTTAAAAAGGTATCTAAGAATATCATCTGGACTAGAATTGAAAACCAAAGCCTATTTGGGACTCCTGATTTATTGGGCTATAATATTAATAGCACCTTTTTCACAGTAGAACTTAAAGTTGCAAGTGGCAGCAAAGCTCGCTTGTCCCCTCACCAAATTTCATTTCATATCCTACACCCCAAAAACTCTTTCGTGCTTGTGGAGTGGAAGGGTAAACACTTGTTGTTTGAGGGCAAGCAAACGCTTGCGCTTGTAGATTCCTCGTTGTCATCGCTTGTTCCTATTGTTGATTCGCTTGAAGATTCTGTGAAGTATTTGTCTAGCTTGTAGATTTATTATTCATCTGCAACTAAAAAACCATCTGTGAGTATCTGATCCTCAACATATTTTTCTTTTTTCATTCTTGCACCTCATATTCTAACCACCCGTTGCCCTCATCAACACCTTTTATAAAAGCGTCTAATTCACTCTCGGTATTAAATTTATATTTTATTTTAGTATAACCTTTGATAGGTTTTTCTATTCCTCTAACTGCCTCTGTACCCCAGACAATAGTCACTTCATTTTTTTTCATACCACCTCATTTATTTTTTTTAATTCATCATACATTTTTAAACCAAAGTCATAACCTTGTTTGTAATAGTATAAATTCTCGTGCCAATCAGACGCATAACCTTCTAACAAAGCGTCAGCTACACCATCTTTAAATGCGCTTAATTCTTTTTCTTTTTTCTTACGCTCGTACGCCTGAGCCTTGTTCTTACTATCTCGATAGTCGTGTCCGTCATCGCGTTGTGTCATTCTTGTACCTCTTCTATTTCATCTACATCTAGTGCATCACCATTTTCAAAACGTTCATCGTCCCAATCATTTATAGATGTGGCTAACGCTCTTTTTTCCGCTTGTTGCTCGTTGTCTGCATCAACTTCTATTTCGTACGTTGCATAAATAGTTTGACTAGCGATTACTTTATATTTTTTCATTTTCCCCTCGCTTGTTAATTTATTATTCATATCTTTTATATTTTTTACTATCCAAAACATCTTCTAAAGTATTGATTAAATAATGAATATCTATGTCATTTAATGTATAGATAGCTTTTTTTAAAACATTCATATATGGAATATCTTTTTTTTCATCTGAACTAGGTTTAACACATTTATACTCAACCCATTTTCCATTTTCTTTTACCCATTTATTTAGTTTCATTTTTTCCTTTCCGCTCGCTTGTTAGTTTTAAATATGGCGTTGCCTTGGATACCACCCTCTCGGTTGGATACGATCTAGCCACGGCGTAAAGTTTATTAGGCTTTAACTTTATATTATTTTTCCAAACGCCATATATTAGTTTTACAACAGACGCCCGCTTGCGCTTGCGCCTGTTGGTGGCGTCACTCTTTATAGAGGCGTACACGCTCACAAATCGACCTCTATTCGCACAAAATTAAACATCTTGCACAAATTCTTTTAATTTTTTAATCTTTTTTTCATCATTATTAGCTAAATAGTGATAATAGCTTTTAAAACCTTTATGAATTGGAATATTTGGGTTTTTTCTACAATAAGAAATTAAGTGGTTATAATACCTTATACTTCTTAAATTACATTTTATTAGACTTCCATATTGTTTTAATAATTTTTTATTTTTTAAAATTTTTTTATTCATATCTAATTGATGTTTTTTAAAATCCTCTAACATATTAATTCGCTCATTATGTCCCATAAATGCTAGATCTTTATATATAGCCCCGTCACGTTTTAACCAATGGTCATAAAATATATTAGACATCTTGCACAAATCCTGTTTGATCTTTTAACGCGCGCCCCTTAGCATATAAACCAACTATTACATTTTTAGGATCATTAAATCTTAAATCAGATTTATCACCGTTAAAAACTTTATAATTTAAAAATCTTTTTGGTAGCTTTTTTGATCTAAAAACGGCTGAAATATTGCCGCCACGTTTTAATATGTCAATCGCTTGCGCTTTATTATCCTCATTTAAACTATAAGTTAAATGGTAGTTTTTAGGATATTCTTTTTTTACATACTTTAATGCTCGCTTGTATATTTTGGTATAATCATAAAATTTAACTTTCGGAAATTCATTATATAGGCCGTGAATATTCCAGTCTATATCACTAGTACCATTTAAACGTATAGCGGGCTTGAACCCATTTTTTTTACATCTTAAAATATGTCTTTTAATTTCTATTCTTAACTGATTTAAAAAGCTGTCACGTTCTAAAAAATACCATTTTGTTTTATTAATACGACCCTGTTGAACTGAATCCATTTGACCCCTTCCAGCCGTGTTTAAACAACTTGCCATACAACCTTTGCTTGCCATTGCGCAGACATTAAAACCGCTTGTTCGTTGCGGTGCTAGATATAGAATTGCGGTCATGTATTTATATTTCTGACCCTTTATTGTTTTTGCATTGTTATCTATATTTAATAACTTTTTAGATTTATATAATTTCATACTTTCATTTTTTAGGGGTCAAGCATTGCCTGACCCCATATTTAAGGACAATAAATTAAACAATTAATTGTCAATATCCTATATAATCCCTATTGACAATATTGTCAATAGTGATATAAAAAAAAATATAAAGACATAAACAATAAATGAAAGTGAGGACATAATGAGTAAAGCAACATATCCGACTAAGTATCAAATAACAAAGTTGGAACAAAGGGTGGACGAGGAAATAGACCCTATAATAAAAATGGCGGAGTTGGAATTGAAGTCTGTTTTAACTGAGCAAACAGAGATTGCCATGACATATCTGGCCAAAAAGATAAAAGCTGACAAGGTTATTGACAACCTACAAAAAGCCGTTGAGCAATTAGAAATTGCTCAGCGTCAAGCGGTGACATTTTTTGGCAAAATAAAAGACAATAGTTTAAGAGAAAAATTAAACTATAAGTTTAAAGATAAGGACAAGGATAATTATTATAGAAGTTCTTATGACAAGGGTATAATGCCTGAGGATTGCAGAGATCAGCTTAGAGAATTTGCTGAATTTATTGCTCAGCAAAAAGTTGAAAATATGAAAGAGGGCAAAAAGTTAAAAGAGCTTAAACTATACAAAAAAGCCTCTAAGCATAAAATCTGGGAGTGCGGAGTTCCTGAGCAATTACAAGGACAATTAGAGCAAATCTTGTCAGGTATAAATATTATCTGGGACAAGTCCAAACAACTCAAATTGCAAAATAAAAACTTAAATTAACACTTGACAATATATGGGACAATGGTTTATTGTCCCATATATAAAGACATAAACAAATGAAAGTGAGGACATAATGACAGACTTATTTTTAGACGCTGTTAAAAATATTCAAGATAGTTCAAATTCAGCAAGGCGATATGGCAAGTTATTCGCATTAAGGGATTTATTAACAGAAATAAACACTATGAAAAATAATATAGATTTTACAAGCTATATTAAAGTTAAAACATTAATAGAGGGATCAATTAATAAAGTTAAGCAAGATATCAAAAATAATGACAAGTTTCCTGATCCTGATTTAGATAAATTATAATATGACTAAATGCTACAATTGCAATAAAGACAATAATTTAATTAAATTTGACACTATAAGCGTTTGTCAAGATTGCTATAAAACTAAAATTATAGACAAGGGGCTAGAGCATAAAGACAAAAAATTAATTGAATTCAGTTTTATATTCAATAGATCATTTAATATAATAGAATTTCCAAAATGATAGTTGACTTAACATTAATAATAGGCGGTTATTTACTATGTTATCTACTAATAAAGACCAAAAAAGAAATAAAGTAATGGAAAATAAATTTAAAAAATGTCCAGAACCTATAAAAAGCTGTAATTCAAATAGTTATGCTTTTAAAGGTAGACCCAAAAAAGATAACAGCAAAAAAACTGACTATTTTTCTAATTGCCGTTGCTGCGGTGAGTATATACGGGGTGATTATAGATCTAATTTTGATAAAAGGTATTGTCAAGATTGCCTTTAATACCGCCCTTGTCACGGAGTAAAAAAATCGCATAAAATATAGTTTTTCTTAATTATGACCGCGTGTCTAGCGCGTGACACTTGCAAATCACCGTGAGCCGTGATCCATGTTAAAAACTTTTTGGCGCTTGATCGCTTGTCCGTTGTTCATGGATCATGGCGCTTGCGCATTTTCACGTGAAATT